ATTGAAGACATCGAAGAGAAGTATCCAAAGGATGAGCGTATCGTCATCCCTACAATCGACAGAGACAACAAACTGATTGCGATGTCTTGTCGTGCGGTTGGCGATACAGACAAAGCACTTCGATACATTACGGTCAAGCTCGATGAGTTTGCACCAAAAGTCTTTGGTATGAATCACGTTGATTTTAATAAAAAGGTCTACGTTGTCGAAGGGCAGATCGACTCCCTGTATTTACCAAACGCTTTGGCAGTTGGTGGATCAAGTCTACACATTGTTGAGAGTTTGCTTTCACCAACAGAGCATGGTGTTGACATTGTTTATGTTCACGACAATCAACCCCGAAACCGAGAGATTGTAAGAGAAGTTAAGCGGTCGGTTGAATCTGGCGCGAAGGTTTGCATTTGGGGACCAAACACTCAGATTAAGTATGGTAAAGACATAGGCACTATGATAGAATATGGAATGACCCCTGAGCAAGTGCGATGGGAAATTGATAAGAGAACATTTACAGACATTCAAGCAAGATTGGAGTATAGCCGATGGGCAAAGATTTGAAACGAGCAAAGAAGCTAAAAGAACGCGCAAGATCAAAGAAGACAAAAGAGGCAAAGGAACGGCAGGCGGCGAAAGCACGAATTGATGCTTTGATGGATAAGATCGTTCGCGGTCCCGCTGAAGTTCTAACGAAAACAACTAATGACTTTGACATCACTGATGGTGTTCACATGAAGCACGCAAAATTGGTGGTAGATGATCTAACAGAAGTGCTTGAAGCAACTGCACATGGTGTTGGTCTTGCTGCTCCACAGATTGGTGCTACTGGTTCTGCGTTGGTTTGGAGAAAGACACCTATCTCAGAAATCAGCCACATGCTAAACCCAAAGATTCTGTCTTCGTCCGAAGATACACAATCCATGCATGAAGGTTGTCTATCGTATCCCGGTTTCTTTGTTGAGGTTGAGCGACCTGTTGAAATTGAAGTCGAGTTTAATCGTCTAGACGAAACCGAAACCCACAAAGAAACATTCAAGGGATGGGAAGCTCGCGTTCTACAACATGAGATTGATCACTTGAACGGTGTGTGCAAAGTTGGTGATTCGCCAGAAGAAGAACGTCAAACCGTTAAGGGTAAGAAATGAGTTACATACCCACAATCGATGAAAGCTACACATATGATGCTTTACTAAGAGATGTTTTAGAGTTTGGAGAAGTCCGTGAAGATCGGACTGGTGTAGGAACACAATCTGTGTTTGCACCAGAAGATGTTTGCTACAATCTAACACATGCGTTTCCGCTACTGACTCGTCGAAAAATCTTTTTTCGCGGTGCTGTTGAAGAGCTATTGTTCTTCCTGCGTGGCGAGAGAGATACGTATCGGCTTGAAAAGCTAGGTGTAAACATCTGGCATGGAAACACAACACGTGAATTCTTAGATTCTCGCGGATTGTATCACTTGGATGTTGGCGACATGGGTGCTGGTTATGGTTGGCAGTGGCGACGTTTTAACCAACCACTGAAACGTGAAAACGCTATGTTTGGACCCCCGGCAATTGATCAAATCGCAAACGTGATTGAATCCATCAAGGAAGACCCATACTCCCGCCGACACATTGTGACTGCATGGAACCCGGCACAACTGGACGAGATGGCACTCCCACCGTGTCATATTATGTTTCAGTTTTATGTAAGCACAACAGGAACACTATCCTGTAAAATGTATCAACGATCTGTTGATATCGGTTGTGGTCTTCCATTCAACATTGCATCCTATGCATTGCTTACGATGATTATTTCTAAAGTTTGTGGATTGACTCCCGGCGATCTAACGATTACAATGGGCGATGCTCATGTGTACAACAACCACGTTGATACACTGGCAGACATGTTAGAAACTCGCAAACCCCAAGAGTTTCCATCGCTCAAGATCAACCGTGATCTAAAATCAATTCGTGACATAGAAGCTCTGTGCTACGAAGACTTTATTTTAGAAAATTATAATCCACTCCCCACTATTAAGCTAGAAATGGCAGTGTGAAGATTCGCGTCTTTCTAAATACCACCTGTTCACCCCTACACTCTAACTCACCGGAGAATTTATATGTCCGTTAAGGCACTTCAAGAATACACACGTTACGCAAAATATGCACGATACATACCGGAAAAAACAAGAAGAGAAACATGGGCTGAACAGACGAATCGTGTGTTTGAAATGCACGAAAATAAATTAGGCAACGAGACACTAGAAAAAATTAAAGACGAGTTTGACTTTGCTAAGTCGGCAGTGATGAAAAAGAAAGTGCTTGGTTCACAGCGTGCTTTGCAGTTTGGTGGTCAAGCCATTCTCGACAAGCAAGCAAGAATTTATAACTGCACTGTCTCATACATTGACCGACCACGATTCTTTCAAGAGTGTTTCTATCTATTGCTATGTGGTTGTGGTACTGGTTTCTCTGTACAAACACACCACGTAGACAGGCTGCCATCTATTGCACCACGAACGAAGTCAACAAAAACCTATGTCATCCCCGACTCTATTGAAGGTTGGTCTGATGCTCTTGGTGTTCTACTTGCGTCTTATTGGGACACCGACAAGACTGAGTTTAGTGAATACCGTGGGCATAAGATTGTCTTTGACTATTCACAAATTCGTCCTGCTGGCGCGCCTCTTTCTTGGGGCGGCAAAGCTCCCGGTCCTGAAGGTCTATTCAACTCACTGACAAAGATCGAAGAACTGATCGAAAGTCGAGTAACCGAAGGCAACAATACACTGCGACCCATTGATGCATATGATATCACTATGCACGCATCGGATGCTGTTCTGTCTGGTGGTATTCGCCGCTCTGCTACAATCTGTCTATTCTCGCATGACGATGAAGAGATGATAAACGCGAAGACTGGTAGTTGGTTTATCGATAACCCGCAGCGTGGTCGTTCAAACAACTCTGCTGTTCTTGTCCGCAATGAAATCACGAAAGATGAATTCAAGGTTTTGATGGATTCGGTTCGTCAGTTTGGTGAACCCGGCTTCGTGTGGGCAGAGAACCGTGAAGCACTATACAACCCGTGTGTTGAAATTGGTATGTGGGCATACTGGCAAAACGACGGAAGCGACGAGTGGAAAGAAGCGGCACAAAACGCTTACCAAACCGTTGATGTTGATGGTGAAGAGTGTATCACTGGTTGGCAATTCTGTAACCTGTCTGAAATCAACATGCGTAAGTGCAAGACAGAAGAAGACTTCTATGAAGCATGTAAGGCATCGGCAATCTTGGGAACAATCCAAGCATCGTATGATTGGTTTGAGTATCTAGGAACAGTGTCGCATAAGATTGTTTCGCGTGAAGCACTACTTGGTTGTTCGATGACTGGTATGATGGATTCGCCTGAGATCGCGTTTGATCCTGCTATTCAAAAGAAGGGTGCAAAGATCATCCTTGATGTCAACAAAGACATGGCAAAGAAGATCGGTATCAACGTAGCAGCAAGAACAACGTGTGTTAAGCCTGCTGGATCAACTTCATGTATTCTTGGTTCTGCTTCTGGTGTTCACCCCCACCATGCTAAGCGATACATTCGTCGCGTCCAAGCAAACAAGATGGAATTCCCTGCTCAATACTTTGCTGAGCATAACCCGCTTGCTGTCGAAGATTCTGTTTGGTCTGCAAACGGAACAGACGTTGTGCTATCGTTCTGCTGCGAAGTGCCTGATGGTGCAAAGACAAAGAACCAAATCGGTGGTCTAGACTTGCTTGAGTATGTTCGTACAACTCAACAGAATTGGGTCAAGGCAGGAACACGTGAAAAGGAATCGACCCGCGATTGGTTGCGACACAATGTTTCCAACACTATTACTGTCAAGCCTGATGAGTGGGAAGCGGTTGGTGACTTCATCTACAAGAACCGTAAGTGGTTTGCTGGTATCTCATTGCTACCATTCTCTGGCGACCTAGACTATCCACAAGCCCCATTCACTGCTGTTCACACACCAACTGAAATCGTGCGTGAGTATGGTGAAGGTTCGTTGATGGCATCGGGTCTGATTGTTGATGGTCTTCGTTCGTTTGATAATAACCTATGGGCAGCATGTGACTGTGCTTTGGGTATCGGTGAACAACTCGATCTAACGGAAGACGAGAAGAAACTAACAAACGGAACACTAAAAACTCTACTAGAATCCAAGATGGAAAAAACCGAGTGGGTTCGTCGTGTAAAGCAGTTCGCAGACCGTTACTGCCAAAATGACCAAAACATCGATCCACTAAAGCGTGCTACACACATGATGAAATGTGTCCATAACTGGAAGCTATGGTGCGATCTAAATAGAGACTACAAAGACATCGACTGGTCTGACGTTGTAGAAGAAGACTACGAGATTGACATGAACAACTTTACTGGCGGTGCTGCTTGTAGTGGCGGAGCTTGTGATGCTGGCGATCTTGGCGACTCAATCAAAGAAGCTAGCAAAGAGGGTGTAGCATGATCAAACACTTACCCATGCAAGCAAAGATTGACATGGCAAACGGTGTACCGCCATCGATGATTGCTAAAATTTATGCCGAATACTTCACAAACGAAACAGAAACATACCTAGACTGGTTGTGCAAGTATTACAGAGAAGTATACGATAAACAACAAAATGCAGTTTGAATTCGACAACAAAACAACAATAGAATGTGAAGGATGTGGTGCGCGTGTTGCCGTACTACATGACCATGAACTTATCACGTTTTGCCCTGTATGCGGAGAAGATGTACAGGGTGAAACTGATGAGTGGGTTCTTCAGCATATAGAAAATGAATAAATACTTGCATGAAGATTGCAGGTATCGACTTTTCACTGACTTCCCCCGCCATTACTATACATGACAATGGCGAGGTCACTTATCATTTCCTGACTAGCAAAAAGAAACTGCTAGGGAAGTTCCGCAAACAGACAATCATTGGATCAGAGTACAAAGAGTGGAAAACACAAGAAGATCGCTATGACATTCTTTCCGAGTGGGCATTGGGTGTTGTCAAGGATTGTGATGTTGTCAGATTAGAAGGATATGCGTTTGCCGCGAAAGGTGCTGCTATCTTTCAGATTGGTGAAGCAACAGGAATCACAAAATACAAATTGTGGCAGAACGGAATCAAGTTTGATACCATTGCACCATCGAGTGTAAAAAAGCACGCCACCGGGTCGGGGCGTGCTGATAAAAGTATGATGTATGATGCGTTTTATGAAAAGACTAATATCGATTTATTAAAAGTACTAGATGTGAACAAAAAAGACATGAACCCGGTTTCTGATATTGTAGACTCCTATTTTATCTGCCAGTCCCTTCTTTCAAAGATTGGTTCTCCTTCTTGAGATCATCAATCTGTTTGATGTATTTAGCTTCGACTGCTTCGTATGCATCATTGAAGCTAGCCGCTTTTGCCTTACGGAAAACCTGTTCCACCAGATCAGACATCTTCTCTTGGTCGGGACTAAACCGACTTCGCATGAGCATGAACAACTCTGTCCTATCGCGTTTTGATAGAATTTCCCACGGTTCATCGTTGTTTGCCGCATCAAGCACTGCCTTAAATTCCGCCGAAAGACTTTCATAGAATTCCTTACCAGTTGCTTCAGTGAAGATGCTTGCTGCTTTGGTAAAATCCTCTGTGTAGAATTCAGCCGCTTTTTCGGATGTGTCAATTGCCATAGTTAGCTCCCTAGTTGAGTTTGTTTGAAATCTTGGTTTTCAGTCTATAGTTATATGCCTGTCGGCGGTATGACTTCTTTTTCCGCTTTGATGACATACGATATGTCTCTGTAGCGGTTTCCAGTGAAAGACCTAGTGTTTCTGCTAGGTATTTACATGTATCCAGTTTGGTCGCTTCATCGATCAAACCAGCCTCTTTCAGTCTTCGCTTGTTCCATGCAAACGCACACCGACGCAAAGACAATTTGATGTCTGTGTCTTGCTTGCTGTAAAACGTAGACGCTTCTGTTTCGGACATCCCTTCGGTTATCGACAACATATTGATAACCATGTAGATGTCTGCTTCAGGTGCTAGATGCTTTCTTGTTCGTACACGTTGACGAACATCGTCTAGTCCCTTTGCCTGTAGTTTACGGACAACCGATTTGTTCTTGCGTTTCCATACACCAGCAAACCAATCTTCCATGCCCAACTCTTTGATCTTGTCTGCCACTACCTTTCCGTATGGATCGGTGCGGGTTTCATTGATCTTCGTATCATCACGGGCAATCTTGCGAAAGTCATCATAGGTTTCAGCTTGAGGATATAGCTTGACGATGTATACCGTCATTTCCATGATCTTCTGCGGTGGTATGTTCGCGTGGTTAGACACAAGCTGCCAAGCATATGCCTTCGCTTTTTTATAGCGAATGTGCTGATCGCTTTGCTTTAGATCATCTGCCGT